CAGCGCAAACCCAAACGTGTCGCCAATGTTGGTGGCCATTGTCACTCCTCGTTGAGTTGCTTGATTTTCGGATCATCGAGCGCCCGCTTCATCAGCTGCAACGCTTTCCGCACCGGATCATCGTCGGCGGCGTCCTTGGTCCCGCTGATCTTGCCGTGCAATTTGATCAATGCGTCGGTGGCCTTGTGGAAGTAATCCTTGGCAATAGCACGACTCACTTGCGCGTTCTCTGAGAAGTGAATGATCTGATCGCGCAGCCCATCGGCGACATCCTCGGGAAAGTCGGCGCCAGCGACGTGGTACAGCGCGAACGTGATCGCGCCAGCCAGGATTTCGCGCTGGTGCTCATGCAGCGCATGCCCCACCTCGTGAATGGCCTGCTTGCCGTGCGTCTTCATGAACTCGCCAACGGCGTGCCGGGCTTCCTGCGCCTTCGAGTGCAGAGCGCCGCCGCGGACGCGAGCGCCGGGATCACGCTGCCGTGTCGCGCTGCGCCCGCCGCCGGTCGGCTGAAACTGTCCGCCGCCCTGACCGCTTGGAGCATGTGGATGCTTTTGCGGATCAAACGCACCGAAGGCGTCGCCTGCTTGCCACCAGCGGTGAAAGTCGTGCGTATGCTGATTGCGCGTCAGCCGCGGCGCGCGATCGCCCGCGTAGCGCTTGTCGAACCATGGCCGAGGACGGCACCTACAGCGCGGGTGCATCGGGAATAGCCCGATGTACTCAGCTAGCGTATAGGGTGCGTCATCGGCGGCATCTTCACAACGCTCACATACAAAATTATCGCCCGCAGTCCGCACGCCAACGAACTCCACCTTGGCGTACGCCTTGGGCACCGCCTTTTCGCGCAGCTCCCCGTAGCGCTCCATCGGCGTCGGCGGATTACGCCGAACCGGTGCGGCGTCTGCCATGACACGAACCGCACCGGATTCGGGTTCAACGCCTACCGCTTCGATGCCGGTCTGACGGTAGACGTTGATCAGAGCGCGGGTGCATGCCAGCACCGGCGCCGTATCGGCCAAAAGCGGCAGACGCTGACCTGCCACCTTGGTAAGCTCTGCCTGGATGCGCCGGAACGCTCGCACCGGCGTAATCCGCTGGTGCGCGCTGGCGGCGATGATCACGTCGGCAACGCGCGCCAGCCGCTGCTCGATGGCGGCGCCGATACCGTCCACCTCGCGCCGCGTCAGAGCCATGAGGCCTTCGAACTCGTCGTCGCCCTCGGCGCCAGCGGCGGCGGCCCCCGTCTCGGAAACCGCCGCCGCCACGCCATCCTGCCAAGCTCGCTGAAGAAAAACGCGCGTCCAATCGCCACCCACCATGCCCATCATGGCGGCGTGTACCGAATGGCCGAATGCGTCTAGCCGAACTTGGGCGGGATGAAACCCGAGCACGCTGTTCTGGCCCAGCGCCAGAACGTCGTGGTCGATCACAAGCTTCCTGATCTCGGCACTGAGCCTGCGCAGCCGCATCGCCGCCTCGGCCCGGAAAGCACGGCGGACCCGTCCGGTGTTGGTCGGATCGCTGCTGCGCCTGCTTGCGTCCTCCAAAAAACGGGACCGCTTTGACACGGTCACGTCAGACATTTCAACTACCGAAGGACAACATCATCTGAGGATGTTCAATAGGCTTCATATATTCAATCATATGAATATACCTTCTTTTACAATTATCAAAATGGTAGCGAAGCATATTAGCCCCTTTACCAGTAAGTCCACACGAATAACGAGTATACTCTTGCTTATTAACATGATTGTGATGTTCAGCTGATTTACGTCCACGTTCTGAACGCTGTTCTTTAGTCGCGGTTTGCAAAGGTGTCTTTCCAAGCGCAGCCGCTCTAAGTGCCGACTCTCTTTTGTTATCAATCATTGATTGCCATGCGAAATTCAGTCTATTACTCTTTGTATCGAAGATATATCCTTTGTTGTGATCTTTTCTGCCAATTGTCGGAGTCTCCATGCCTTTTTGTATTTGTCCTACATCTTCTAAAAATTGATAAAACATTTCTGCACCTCTATTGTATTTACAAGGAAGTCCGTCCCTTATAGACCTCGTTATCATGTTTCTAAAGTACATATAATAATGATGTTTTGTATACGTCATATCTGAGAACTTTCTTGGAATCGGTTGAAGACGTGTAGTCGTATTTTTTCTCGGTCCTCACAAGCTTCGATTTCTTCTATAGAAGAAAAAAGTAGGAGATGCGTCAACACCTCCTAAGTCATGGGAGGAAACCCCGGCGCCCCATGAGCAGGACGCCGAGCCGCTAACGGCCATTTCCGCCGTTATCTTTTGGTGGCGGCGGCTGCCCTTGCGGAGGCTGCCCCTGCCCTTTTGGTGGCTCTTGCGGTGGTGGCGGCGCGTACTTTGCTCCGGTCGACGCCTTGTGCTCGATAACATTGGGATCGTTGGGATCGAGCATGCCGCCAGACATGCCGAGCTGCATGCCCTCTTCGGCGTCCCACTCGTCCTCTTCGTCGATCGCCTGCTCAATTCCAGGATAGAGAAAGCCATCCTCCATCAAGAAATTCTGCCGCCCGGTCTGCAATACGTGGGGTGAGATGATCCCTGCGTTGACGTCGATCTGATGCGCTTGCGACGCTTTCAGGTTCATGTCGGCCTTCTCAACCGCCGACAGTTGCCACAGCGGATTCCAATCGTAGCGAATGGTCTTGTCGCGCGAGCCGAACGTCGTCCTGATCAGCACCTCGTCGAGCCGCGTGAGTAGCGGCGTGTATTTAACTTTTTGATCGGACGACAGACGATCGTAGTAATTTCTGATGTCGCTCTCGCCGGTCGCATTCATGCCGTCAGGCGACTTACCCATGAAGCGCGTCGCCGGGATGTCCGCCGCGGCACACGCCAGCATGTAATAGATCGAGATCACCTTGTCGTAGTTCGATAGCTGCGGCGTGATGCGCTCGAACTCTTCGGCCAGATCGACCAGCAGCGCATTGATCGTGCTCTTGCCGACGTTGCCCTGGCTGAACCGATTGAACAGCTCTTGCGTGCCTTCCGCCGTCATCATCTTGGCGGTGAGGTTCGGCACCTTGAAGATATCGAGCTTGGCCTCGGCGATCATCGCCGCGATCGAGGACGACGCCATGCCAGCGAACTTGAGCGCGTCCTGCACCACCTGCAACACGCTGTCGCCCCACGCGTCCTGCGCGGTCTCAAGGTCTGGATAGGCGGCGCCGACCAGACGAATCACCCGCGATGGATGAATGTAGATCGCATCGCCTGGCGCTTGCCCCAGCGTCGGCAGACCGACATTGGCAATGCGCGGGTCGGGCGGATCGGTGGTGACGGTGTTGGCCCGCATGTACCAAGTCGGCTCGCCGTACCACGTCGATGTGATCTCGCGCACCATCGGGCCAGCGGCGAGGAAGTTTTTGCTGACAACGTGCACGAACTTGAGATCGCCCTGCTTGATCGCGTCGAGGTCCAGCTCATCCTGGAACGATCCGCAGTCGACGCCCATGATCATCGCGGCGCCACCATAGAGGCGCGCCTTCACCAGGGCGTCCATCATCTTGCCGGGGATGTTGAACATCCGCTCGGTGTCTTCGATCTTCGTGACCTGCTCCTTGCTCGCCTGCCACTGGCGCCACGCGCGCGTCATGTCGAAAGCGGGAATGTCGATGATCTTGCGCGCCGCCCAGTCGCCGCGATACGCGGCCTCCAACTGGTCGGTGCCGAGCGGGCATAACCACCATGTTTGAGCTGTTGCTTTGTCGCGGCCGGGCACACCAAAGCCGGCGAGGAAATTTTGGAAGCTGTCGGATGTCAGCCCGCTGAAGAAGGCGCGCGGGAAGCGGACAATGTTAGACAGATCAACCATCCTCCGCAGTCCCTTTCACATGATCATCCGGTGCGGGCCAACCACTCCAACCCTTGCCACCAGCGGCGACGCGCTCGCGGATGGCCGTATAGGCGAACTCGATGCTCTTGCGCAGATCGTCGGTAGGGTCGTAGCCGTCGTCAGCAGGCGGTTGGGTCGCCATCACCAAATGCC